AAGATCCTGTAAAAGATCATGATTATCTAATGACTGTTGACGTTGCAAGAGGAGTGAGAGAAGATTACTCTGCTTTTGTGTTAGTTGATATTACAGAGTTCCCTCATAGAATAGTTGCAAAGTATAGAGATAATCAAATCAAACCAATGTTGTTTCCTAATGTTATTTGGGAAGTAGCAAAGAATTACAATAATGCATTCATATTATGTGAAGTAAATGATATAGGAGATCAGGTTGCAAGTATTTTACATTATGATCTTGAGTATGAGAACTTATTGATGGCATCAATGAGAGGAAGAGCTGGCCAAATAGTAGGACAAGGATTCTCAGGTAAGAAGACTCAACTAGGAGTTAAGATGTCTAAAACTGTTAAAAAGGTTGGTGCTCTTAATCTGAAAACAATGATTGAGTCTGATAAGTTACTATTCAAAGACTATGATATACTTTCTGAGTTAACTACATTCATATCAAAGAGTAATTCATTTGAAGCAGAAGAAGGATGTAATGATGACTTAGCAATGTGTCTTGTCATCTATGCTTGGTTAGTCAATCAAGATTACTTTAAAGAACTTACAGATCAAGATGTAAGAAAGAGATTATATGAAGAACAGAAAAATCAAATAGAACAAGATATGTCTCCCTTTGGTTTTATTGAAGATGGACTAGATGAAACTACTTTCGTTGATAAAGAAGGAGATAGATGGTATACTGATGAATATGGTGATAGATCTTACATGTGGGACTATAGGTAATGACATACGTTCTTTATAATGAAGACATGGAAACTCAGGGTTCTTTTGAATCAATTCAAGAACTAAGAAATTTTCTTTGTGATAGAAAATATGAAATGAATTGTGATAAAGATATAGGTTGTACTTTTGATTATATTAGAGAAATAAATTGGTTCTTTGATATTATAGAATAATAGATAGTATAACTTAATTAGTTAATATGAAAGATTTTAAAGTGCCAGTTGCTATGGTTACATTCCTAGCAGCACAAGCAGGTGGTATGGTTTGGTTTTTATCAGGCATACAGAATAGAGTTCAAGCACTTGAAGGAGAAAGACTTAACAATGTAGAAGTCACAGCAAGTGAGAACAGAAGATATATCCGAGAAGTTATTATGCCTTCTTATAATATCAGTGACGCATGGTACAACCCACACTATAAAATGTGGATAGAACAAGGTGGTTGGTCTGAAGTCAGAGAATGCAAACACGACTAAGCATAATTACCTAGTCTATGCTATAAATAGAATTGTACTTTGAAAGAGTTCAATGAGAAACCTTCCTCTCAAATCATCCTGTATCATCTTTGGAATCATCTTTGGTACAGGTTGGTTTTTAATACCAATTGCATGGCAGCATCCAATTATTGTGTGACCCACACAATCCTCGCACTCTCGTGATTTATATGCTTAAATAAGGATAATTAATACAAAATATTAGCATATGTTATCAACAGCGTACCGCCTTCGGTTAGAGGGTATCTGCAAGGCAATTGCAGCAGACCAAGAAGTAAGTTTAGAAGATATGATATGGGCAGAGAAATTATCTAAAAGGAATACATCTGCAAGAGGTATGCTAAGTCAAGCGAGAAGATTATCAACAGATGAGGATGGTTCATGTCTGAAGTACCTAGACATAGGAGATCCCACCTCAAACAAGAAAGGATTCAGTGGTGCTGATGACATAGCAAATTGGTTTCAGAATAAACGTTCCGATGATTGGAGACAACGAGATTGACAGTAGTTCACAGTGTTAACATCATGGTGCTCATACTATTGATTTCTGTGGCAATTGTGATATACTACATATTGAGATACGATTATTACTTCCCTAATGAGTGACATTCATTTCAAGAAACACCGAGTGTTTCGTGAGACAGAAGATGTAATCTTCTATGATATATCAGTTGATGAATCAAATGCAGCAGATTTAGTAGTTCATACTGGTGCTGCTATATCACCACCTGATGATGGAGTAGGAGCAAAACAATTTTATATACATGAGTTCCAAGATGATTACAACAGAGTAGTTCAAGGTGAAAGAACTTTTGAACTAGTCAATAATACATGGAAATACCCATATCATATAGTAAGGTTAGACGTACACAGTGGTGCACTTATAATTCCTGCAAAGACTTGGCACAGATCTGTGTCTGGAGAAGAGGGATCTATAGTAATTAATCAAGCAAAACGATATGATGGATTCAATGCATCAGAAGAATTTAAACCTGTGTCGTGTGCAGAAAATAGTTTACTATATAAAATACTACTACACGAAAAACCTGTAATTCATCGTCTTGGAGAGTGAAAATGACTGTAGATTTTAAACGATACGAGAAGTTTGTCGATGCTGTCACATCCGATAGTTCTAAAGATTTTGTCTATCTTGCTGATCGTCTGGTTGAACTTGACAGAAAGGGTGCCAATATTGAACGTCTTACCACTTCTGGTGTTGGCCTTGCTGCTGAGTCTGGAGAGTTTTTGGAGATCGTTAAAAAGATGGTCTTCCAAGGTAAGCCTTGGAACAGCGACAATAGAGAACATCTTATTATTGAGTTGGGTGATGTTATGTGGTACGTAGCACAAGCATGTATGGCATTAGAAATTGACTTCGATGAAGTTATAGAAAGAAATGTCAAAAAACTAGAGAAAAGATATCCTGGCGGTAAGTTTGACATCGGGGACTCAGAGAACCGTGCAGCAGACGACCTCTAAATTTCATCAAGCATTCCCCACTATCATATACGAAAAGAAACTAGGTGGTTTCTTACCCTCACTTTATAAAAGTTTTGAGGATTCCAAGTTTGATAACACAACAGGTAGAATCACAGGGGAATTGAATGGTAAAGTTCTTGTTCATCAAGACAAGAGACTAGACCATTTTTTTAGAGCTTTGAAAGGATGTGTTAGGGAGTACATAGATCACTTTGCAATAGATAAAAGTACATTTGAAATTAACTTTGCAAAGACATGGTTTACTATATGTGATCCTGGTCAACACTTTCCTATTCATTATCATTCTTGCTCACATATATCATGGGTGTACTACATACAAACACCTGGCGATCCAATAATTTTAACAAAAAGAAATCCTAACGAGTGGTTCGGAGATGCGTTTAAACTTATTAAAGAAAATAGATATAACAATGGTGATGGGTATGCTATCACACCACAACCTGAGCATCTTGTTATGTTTCCTGGTTCTCTTGAACATTATACTTCTCCAGAACCCAGAGAACATAGAAGAATTAGTCTCGCTGGTGACATCGTTCTAACTCTAAAGCATAGAACCGATACAGAATCAGGTATGTTACCTCCTAGATATTGGAAGCAGTTCTAAATAGTTCTATGAAATTGTCAGATTTTTATCGCAACGGAAAGAGATACGATAACCGTCCAGAAACCTTTGTAAAAAGGATTGTGGATGGGGGTATTTTTGAGCTTGATGATGACAATGGGTTCTTAGAAATTTTTGAAGTGACTATCTATTTCAAAAATGGAACTGAACAGAAGTATACTAAAGATCAACTTAAATTAGACAAGTGGGCTAATGCTCTACTGACAGACTTGGATACATTAGCAAACTCAGGTGGTCTAAGGGGTAAGGCACAGATAGAACTCTGGGGATCTATGAAAGATTGGGATAGTAAGTTTACATATGATTGGGTATTTAACGATTTAAAAAAGACTGACCACTTTGGTGGTAGGGGAGCAGGTGGAAAGAAAGTTAATATGGGTGAGAAGTATGAACAAGATCTTGCAAAAAGTTTCTATGCTTATGCTGATGGAGACGGACCTTATCCTAAACATGTAGACCAAATATTACAAGCAATATGTAAAGCAAAAGCAGGTAAATGTTTTAAGTCTGCAGAACATGTGGGCGGTAAGAATTCACCTCGACCTATTCAACAAAGGGGAAGTGGTGCATTTTATATCTCAGCAGGTGGTGCAGATAAAAAAGATATTGGATCAACTCTAACAGATATCACTTTAACTATTGGTAAACCAGGTAAAGGTGGAGGTAATGAAAAAGTATATTTGTCAGTTAAATTTGGAGATACTCTTTCTTTCTTTAACATTGGTGTTAGAGGTCCTAAGAGTGACAACGCAGAGGGACTAAGATTATTTCCTAAAGCAAAACTAGAATCTAATGAGATTCCAGACGAGGGAAAAAGGTATTTGGATATGTTTAATATAGATCATGGAAAATTTCTAGATGTATTCTCTAAGTATGATAAAGAAAGTAAGACACCCACGGTAGCAGAACATAGAACATCACATCAAATAACAGGACAGGCAAAGTCAGACCTTGAAGATCTATGTGCTAGTGGGGTAGGATATGGGTATTGGATGGTGCACTATACTGGAACTGATCTACATGTATATGAAGTAACTAAGTCTTATATGAAAAGTGCTAGTACATTGACAAGTGATACTATTGGTATTGATTATGGTGGAGCAGGTGGAGCTGGTAAAAGAATTGATATTAATTTTCAAACCAAAGAGTATGATTTTAAATTTAATATTAGATCCAAATCTGGTGGTGAAACTTATCCTACACACAGCAACGGAGATTACTTTAAAAGATAATGGCTAATATAGTACAACTAAAACATCTAGAACATTTAGAAGATGAGATGCTCAACTATGGAGTTGAGGGTTGTCATGCTGCTGTGTCTTTTTTAAAAGAACTAAGGAGTATGATTGGTAAGAAAGCTTCTGGTTCTCTAATGCAAACCAAATGGGATGGTGCTCCCTCTGTAGTATGTGGTAAGCATCCTCTTACAGGTAGATTCTTTGTGGGTACTAAATCAGTGTTCAATAAAACAGAACCTAAACTCTGTTACTTCGATGAAAATGTTGACGCATACTATGGTAATATACCTGATCTTAAAAACAAATTAAAAGTTGCTCTAAGTGAGTTTGCAAAATTAGATATTAAAGGTGTAATACAAGGAGATCTTCTTTACACTGATGATGTAACAGAAGAAGAAATAAATGGACAGAAACTTTATACATTCAGACCCAATACTATTACCTATGGTATACCAGTAGATCATCCCTTAGGTGAGCAATGTAAATCATCAAAGATTGGTGTTGTGTTTCATACACATTACACGGGTGATGATCTTGAATC